TCAGCTGGGCCTGTAATAGGCGCCAGCATGGGTATGTTGCTCAGCATTCCGGAAGCGGTGCTTAGAATGTTTAGAGCAGAGCTGACAGGCTTTCCCATGGTAGCTAACTCTGCGTCGGAAGCATTCACTCGCTTGGTAAGTTTGTTGCGTCTCTTCTTCGGAGCACTAGTGTCGGCTTGAGGCACGATGGGAGCAGCAAACTCAACATTGGTGAAAGAAACGTAAACCTGCCCGTAAACTGACGGAATTCCTCCTGTGCCTATTCCTAGCGGAGCTACGACAGAGAGGAAAATAGCTCCTCTTTGGTAGGCGGGAAGCGGTGAGCTCGACGAAGGAGGTGTGATAGAGTAATAATCTGCAGGGGTGATATACGGAATGGTCATGGAAACCGTAGTATCACTCATGTCCATCACAACATTCGGTTGCTGCGACTTGGTACAGATATTCCAATTACGCATGGCTGCATAGGAACCTCCAGTATTAGCTAAAGCGGGATTTAGCGGCAAGAAATGCATCATAATCTTGCCAGAGTGGAACGGAGTCGCGTTGAGCTTAATAGTGAAGACCATATCAGCCCGGACCAAAGAAAATGGATCCACCTTGGATTTCCAATACGGATTGCTAGTGATGAGATCGTCCGTTGGGATACCGACTGGAATAGGCAACAGAGAATCGCCTATGTTCTTGGTTGTATCAAAGGAAAAGTCGATGGCGCGATACGGCTTGCTCAAGATTTCCGAAACGTCAGAAGTTGCCGAGGGATAACCGAAACCAGTGTCACTACTGGAATCAGACAGCACAACGTCTGGAGGACGTTCAACAAAGGTAGTGGTAGAACTCACGTCGGCATGGGGCTCGTAGCCGACGAATGTGTTCATCCTGGCATACATCTCAGGCCCGACACTGTCCCACGACAGAATATCGGGTAAGTGCTCAGGAGTATGGCTGCAACTCTCCATAATCGCAGCCAGGAGTTCGTCGTAGAACCCGCGATCATGAGCTCGAGCTTCGATCAAAGCTCCAGTGAATATCTCCTTCAAAGCGCCTGGAATATCCAGCGTCGAGAGGGTAGACCATGAAGCCATCTTTAGTATGGACGCTTTATCCAAAGGACAGAACCAGATAGAACCTCTTCGAACGAAAGATCGCTTGAGGAAGGTGATCTCAGATATGTCCATACGGGACTTGGGGTTGTCTAAGGCCGATGTCTTATCTCCATTGGTTATGTTGAAACCAAGAGGAGCCGCGAGGAGTGCCAAGTCTCGAGAGGTAATGTTAGACAAGGCACCTGAGAACCCGACGACGACATCATCGCCCATGTGACAGGTGAACATACTGTCAAGAACAGACGCCGGATCGAACTCAGCTG